GGCGAGCTCGTCGTGCACGCAGTCCGGATGGATCACTATCGTCCCGTCCCGGAACGCGTCGCGCAAGCTGATATAGCTCTGTACGCGGCGATTGCGCCAGCGTTTGTTGTCGGCCGACTCACCACCGCCCCTGTACTGAACGACCCTGTAGCTCTTTCCTGCGAGCTTTGGATCGGTGTTCAGGGCGAGACGCGAGTCCTTTCCGGCGAGCAGCGTGCCGGCGCATCCCGCGCCAACACCAATGCAGTCGATCACGAAGTCGTCAACGTCCGGATTGCCGCCCCACTCCAGGAACATCCGCTCCGCCGCGAGTGCCGACTCAATAGGCGCAATCGATGGTGGGAAGCTGAAGGAAGCCTGCCGCAGAATCACGATTGCGCTCTGGTAGTGGCGGGCCACGGTGATGACCGTCTCGTCTTCACCGCCATCTGCGACGTCGACTGATACGCGCGTGCGCGCGATCGACCCATCGCCAATCTCCCAATTCCATTGGCGCACCCGTGCATCAGAGATCCACTGCAACGGGATGAGCTGGTTCGCATCCGCCTCAACGAACTCGCCTTTGACGCGAACACAGAAGAACTGGCTGTTCTCGCCGTAGTCACGGGCCCAGCGTTCGATCTGCGCCTTGTTCGTTCCCTCGACGGTGCGCGAGTCGATGTTCCGCGTGCCCCAGCGATGGCGGAAGCGGCTGAAGCACTGCCGGAAGCGGCCGGTCGCTCGAGTGGGGTTGCCGGCGACCAGCCACACGATCTGGGTTTTCTCGTCGGTAAGTGCGCCCTCTGCGGTCTCCCAGACTGGATCCGCAATGGCGCTCGCCTCGTCGAACACCAGTAGCAGTCGGTTTCCGAGGTTGTGCAAACCCGCGAACGCTTCCGTGTTGTGCGCGGACCACGGGATGGCATCAATGCGCCAGGTCTTTTCGTGCTGCTTGTGAAAGATTGCAGTCGCTGTGCACTCGAACCAGTGCCGATTGATTGCCATCCCGTGCCATTTGACGACTTCGGGCCACGTCTTGGTCCGAAGCTGGGTGTCCGTGTTGGCGGTGACGACACCACGGGTGTGCTCGCGTGTAGACATCGCCCACAGGATGAGCTGCGCGAAACCGGCGGATTTCCCGATACCGTGACCTGAAGCAATGGCTTCCTGCACGATTTCCCAGGCTTCGCGCGGCTGATTGGCGAGCAGCTTCTCGCGAATGCGGCCGCAGAGCTCGACGAACCAGCGCCTCGGCTTCCGGTCCTGAAGCGGACCGGGCTGGCCCCAGGGGAATGCGTAGAGCACAAAGCCTAGCGGGTCCATCTCAAACTGGTCGATATCAACCGCCAGTTGAGCGTCGAACTCTTCCCAATCGATTTCAGCTAATACCGCTGACACGCCGCTCTCTTGCCGCCTTCAAAGCGCCAGCCAAATCGATCGAGCCGGAATGCTCCAGTTTCTGGGGAGGGTTGGGGATGACCTTGTTCAGCAGGAACTCGGCAGCCGCTACCTGCGAGCGCGACATTTCGACTTTCCCAAATGCATGATCCTGCAAGCGGTTGACGAGCTGACTGGCCCGGATCTTCTCCCGGACCATTTCGCCGTGCCGACGGTTCAGGCGTACGGCCAACTACGAGCCGACAGCCTCCCTAGCAGGCGCGAAGTGAACATTCACGGCTGGCGGCTTCCAGTGCAGCCGGATGGGCTCACGCGCGTTCGGGACGACCACGAATAGTTTCCGACGCCGGTCGTACTCAGCACGACATGACCGGCATTGGTACTGCCGGTGATCGGGTGCTCGTGAGCAGAAATGGAACTCATCCCAGTCTTTCGTCCGTCCGCAGGCGCAACAGCGCTTCGAGAATAGCTTGAGCTGTTCCCATGTCTTTGACCATCTGATGCTCTGCGAACTCACGGATTAATTTCTTACGATCTCTTCGGATTCACCAAGTTAGTGACTCGTGCGACATAGTCCGAAAATTCCGACCATTCATCGGCGCTATCCGTACGACAAATCAACTGCGCAAGCTCCTGAGGAGATCCGTATCCGGAAATCTCATTCATTCCGTAGATTACGTTGCGCATAAGCTTTTGATCCGTATGTCGTTCCTTTTTGTCTTCCTCCTGCCTTTCCAATTCCTCCTCTTCCACAGCAATTTGCGCCAATTCCTCAGCGCTCCTTGCTTTGCGCATTTCATCGTTTTCATGCTGGCAGTAAATAGTACGCGGGCCTGGAACTGGCTTTTGGCACAAAGCAGCCTCAAATACGCCCTCTGGAACAGCTGCTAGTCGACGAGCCGAGGCCGCCCTAGAGGCAGTGATTCCTGTGGAACGCTCAACCTCACGTCCGTACTTCTTAGGGTACTGTTCTTGAAGCAATTCTCCTAATCTACGAACAGCACGGGCCCGAATCTTGGCTGCGAAGTCCATCAGCGATGTATCGCCAACCTGCTTGGCGTAGGTATGGATGGCAGTCGATTTATCCGACCATTCCTTGCATTCGTCCACACGCGCGCATTCCGCTAATGCCTTCTTGGCTGCTTCATAGTTCGCCGGCAGCGAGGCTCCCGGTATTGCTTGTCTCACGACCGCAGGAAGAGTCCTCAGATTCATCGGCTATAATCTCCAAAATGAAAGCCCGCCAGAAGGCTGAAGCCCGCTGGGCCAAAAACAAACGCCGCCCCGTCTATGCAAAGTTCGCCGGCAAAGCGCGGTGGATCGATGGCGATACCAAGCCCCGAATGCCGACGGGCGGTCCGAAACGCAAGCGTTGAGCGTCATGCTTTGGCTTCCCGCGCAACACGATTGCGACTCGGCCTGACGAGTCGGTCCTCGCGATCCCCCTTGCGCCAGCGGTCGTAGATCAGCCAAATCGATAGCCGGCTGGATGCTGCGACTTCGGCGATGGTCCGCTCTTCCCCGCCATGTGCTATTCGTTTTCGTGTGCCGTTGAATGTGCTCACGTGATTGCTCCGATTGCCCTGAGTGCCTCCATGGGCGTTGTGACTACGGGAATCGCCGTCCGTTGAATCAACTCGGCCTGCTCCGCCTGATCGGCGCGCCTACGAGCCCTGCCATTCTTCTGCGGCGTCTTGCATTCGAGGGGCAGCCAGCGACCGCGATATAGCGTCAAAAGATCGATCGGCTGCTCGATTACCCACACTTCACAGTGAGCGGCTTCCAGCGCCTGGATGATGTCTTTCTGTACTGCATCCTTGCGGGTAGCCCATCTCTTGATGCTCAAGCATTAACCTCCGCATGGCGTTTCGCTTCCACAAATGACAACTCCGGCGGCCCGCATGTCATGCCGCGCTCGTCGAACAACTGGTAATGGCACTCACCTGGATCGTTCAAGACATCCCCCAGATAAAACTTTCGACATCGGAAACGCCCGCACTCGCTCACCATCAGCCAATCGTTCACTCTGATCCATTTAAGAGTCAGAGAAGAGTTAAGAGTCTCAGAGCCCATCTCTTACATGCCGTTTGGAGGCAGACCTAGCCCCTTGGCGTCGGTCCCTTCACATGCCGCCCGGAGCCTGCATGACCCGCCAGCCGTTCGACGCAAGGGCGCTAGCTTCGCCACCCTTCTTCCCCTGTTACAGCGCCTGCTCACGGTAGGGGTTCTCATCGCGTCGCCGTGGTTGCATTTCTGGCCCCCGACGCGATGGACTCGCGTCACTTCAATAGCTCTCGCATCCGCTCCACAACGACGTGCAGTCCCATGTTCTGGTGCAGGTCGTTGAAGTCTGTTCCGACCTCGTAAGGCATCGTCCACGGCAAACCGGTGGCTTTTGCCGCCTCTTCGCCAGTCGCCGAATGATCGTTGTCGGCCGCCACCACGCCACTTTTGAAGCGCCGCGCGACGAGTTCCAGATTGCCGGCACTGAAGCACACCAACACCGCATGAGAACCTGGCAAACGCTTCAGGGCGGCATCAATGGAGAGCCCGGTAGCAAACCCTTCACACAACACTGGTCTCGGCGCATGCGGCGCGCCGATGCGAAATACGGCGCCCTTTGCGCGCCCCCCAGGCAGGAACTTCTTCTCGCCATTCTCCGCGATGAGTTGCGCGGAAAGGATCTGCGAATAGTTCTCCGCATCGCGCATTGGGATGACGAGATTCTTCTTGTCATCGATCAACTCGCGGCGATGAGGGAATCCTTTGCGCTCGAGGTAGCAGTGCGTTCCGGCTCGACATGAAGCAATAAGCTGCGTCGCCTCGCGCGCAGTGCGCTGCTGCCTTTCGAATTGCTCGCGCTGAAATTTCTGCTCACGGAGACGCGCCTCCTGCAAGAGACGTCGCGTGGTCTCATCATCGCGATGGCTGTCGTCTTTCCACGTCGACGTTAAATTGCTCGACCAATCGCCGAATATCGCGAGCGTCGGCGTGATGATTCGACACCATCCGGCGCGATTGGCCTTGCCCTTCCCGACTCCCGGGAATCGCAGCCATCGCCCGGGCGTCAGCCTGGATGGCGGCGTCATGCCGGCTGCAGCAATCGCTTCGTATAGCGTCATGCCGCAGCCTTCTGGCGTCCCTTGATGAACGCGATGCGGAGAGATTTGATCTTACGAAGGGTCGCTGCCGAAACCTCGACATCCGGCGTATCTTCAAACCGCGTCAGGCCGTAGGGTTTCTCCCCGATGATGTCCTGATAAAGATGCCAGGCACGGCCCATCTCTTTCCCTGGCTTCCCATGCCGACGTGCGTACGTGCAGAGCTGTGCCCACATGTCCTGCTTGTTCTGTGCGGCCACCGCTTTGCCGATACGGATCTCCTGCATCACGCCAGCCTCTTCGCTTGCGAGCGCCACGGATTCTTTCTCGTATCCGCAGGCAAGGCAGCGCCGCCGGAATGGCTTGTGCTGGCACTTTGGACAGCCCGAAGCAACGTATTCTTCCTCCGGATCTTTCCGTATGACGCCATCTAGCTTTTCGGCCATGTCGAGGCCGGTAAACCCGTTGAAATAAACGTCCTCAAAGTCCTTGAGGAAGCGGCGCATGTTGCCGCTGTGATCGAGAAGCAGGCAGTCGGTCTTCCCCGTGTCTGGCGACGAGCGCAGTCCGCGCCCCCACATCTGTATTGCGGTGGACAGTGACTTGCGCAGCGGCCGTGCATCGATCACGCAGCCGATATCCTGCACATCGAAGCCCTTCGCGAGCGCCTCGACGCTCACGAGTATCCGAATGTGCGAATCGGGCTTGCTGAACTCCGATAGCAGTTCCTGGCGTTCGTGGTCCGGCGTCTCCGAGGTGAATGTAGCCGCACCGATGCCGGCTTCGTTGAAGCGCTGAACGAGCTGCGTGCAGTAGGCGATATCCGGTCCGAATGCGATCGTCTTGCGGTTCTCACCATGTGCCTGCCATTCCGCGAGCACGTCTCCGACGATCTGCATCTCACGTTCAGATGCGGCCTTATTCGTCCATTCGCCGCCTGCCGTTGCTGCGCCCGCCATGTCGGGGGTGACACACGTCAGGATCCGCATCGGCACGAGCACGCTCGCATCTGTGAGCTCGTGCATCGTGGCAGCGTTCACCATGTTCGTGAACGACAGCCCCAGCCCCTTCGAGCAAGGGGTTGCCGTCAGACCGATAACGGCCGCGCTCGTCTGCTTCAGGTACTCCACCCAAGCCGAGTGCTGCGTATGAGCTTCATCGATGATGAGGACATCCGCAGGAGGCCAGTACCCGCGCGCATCGATCGTCTGGATGCTGGCGATCTGAAACGGCATCGACGTGTCGCGCCGCCAGTGATTGGCCTGGATAATCGCATGGCTCTTGAGGCCGTACTCATCGGCGCGCGCTGAGGTCTGATTGATCAGCGCTGTGCGATCGCAGACAAATGTAGCGCGCTTGCCTTTGAGCAGGGCTTCATGCGCGATGCGAAGACCGATGTAAGTTTTTCCGGCGCCCGTTGGGGCAACGAGCAACTGGCGTCGGTGGCCGTTGCGCATGCCCTCGCGTAGCGCCTGGTGCGCGCGATCCTGGAACTCGCGCGGCTGAGGGAATTTCGGATTGGAGTAATCCGGCTCGCGGCCGAACAGTTCGCCGTTCATCAGGCCGCCTCCATGATGGAGATGCGCTCGCGGAGCTTCTCAACCTCGCCCTCGGCTTGCTTGAGCAACCGCTCGAGCTTCTCGACCTTGCGCTGTTCGGCCTTCAGCAGCTTTGTAACGACGGTCTTCCCATTCATGTATCCGTCGCGCGCAAGCTTCAGAACGCCGATCTCCGCGGCCTGTCGCTTGATTTCGGCATGCGCAGCGGCCAGCTTGTCATCCGCCTTCATGACCTTCTCGATGGAGGCCGTCGCTTCACGCTCCGCCGCTTCGAGTTTCGCGTCTTCGTCTGCCTCCCACTCAGGTCGCTCGGGCTCGTCGTGTTCCTTGACGGCGGCCTGCATCTGCTCGGCCTTCGGCAGATTGGTCACCTCAGCAGCGCGCTTGAGCGGGATCTCGCCACTCTCCACCGCGCTCTGCAGTGCCTTACTCCCCTTCTCGATCACCTGGCGCGCGCGCTGCACCGAGCGGCGCGAAACATCCATCTTTTCTGCAGCGGCAGACTGGGAGGATGCGCCCCGGGGCGCATCCTCATGCTGATTCGCGCCGCGTTTTAGCGTTGCGATTCTCGCCGCTGCCATCGCGCGCTGGGCTTCACTGAGATGCCGGCGTGCGACGTTGAGAGAGATGATGAATGCAAGCGCGTCCTTGCCGGTGAACTTGCGGAACTGCGGCCGCACCTTCGCCTTCTGGCACGCGAGGAAGCGATTGCGACCGTCAAGGATCTTCCCTTCATAGACCCAAATCTTTTCCCGCAGTCCGTGCGTCTTAATGTCCTCGACCAACGCATCAAATTCCGCGCCCTCGATGAGCGGGAAAATCTCGGAGTACGGGTGGAATTTCATCAGGCGAGACCCCTATCTCTCTCCATGCGAGAGACCTGTTCTGGTGATCGTTGAGAGATGAGCCAGCGCATTTCTTCGTACCAATCGCGCCGGGCTTCCTGCGTGGCAGCCTCGGTCATCGCAATGCGCGCGTTCTCGATACGGGTTTCAAGCTCGGCATCGGTCACGGGAACGACTCCTGCTGACCCTCTGCGCTGCCTCGACTAGAAAGTGCCTCGCTCAGGCTTTTAAAAAAGGCACAATGGGAGTCGACGCCCGAGGTTTCACAACCACGATCCACCCCGGGCGCGACAGGAGAAAACATGGACGATAAATCCACGGAGTACCTCATGCGGGTACTCCAGGCGCACACCGTTGCGCTATGCGCCCTCTTGAAAACTCATCCAGACCAGCCGCTGCTTCGAATAGCATTCGAGACCATCGCGTCTCGCACAGCTGCCGATCCGCAGACTCTGGATGCGCTGAGAAAAGCGATACGGTGATCGCGCAGTTCCGAAACGTTAGCCAGGGCAACCATTTCATGGCAGCACCTGCAACTTTTGGATATCTGCGTCACCTATTGCGCGAACTAAAACGATTACTTCGTGACGAATGGGTGAGATATCCGAACGTGCCGTCGCAGATACATCGAATTCGGTATGTATCGGGTGCGGTACAGCTTGCTGATCGTCGCCGGAGAGTAATCCAGTTGTCACCGAGCCTTGATAGGCGTTAACTTCCGAACTGAAGAAAACGAAAAGCGCAGCCGCTTGAGGTTCCCTGACTCCTCTCCCGGCAGGAGAATTGCGCGACGCCAACGGACGGGTCTGACAGTCGATCTCACGGAGATGGAGAGGCTTTCGATGAACGCGTTCGCACGCATCTGGGAAACCACGAACCGCTTCCGCGCTACCCACCGTTTGAAGCGTCCGCCCTGACGTGGTCATTTGCCGCTCCTCAGTTCGGTTTGAAGACGAACGAGGCGGCGAAGATCAGCGTTCTCTGTTTCGAGCTCGGCTATCCGGCGCTGCTCTGACGAGCGGTGCTTTCGGATGGTGGTCCAGTCGTACCCGCGTTTCTCAGCTAGCCACACGAGGGGAATCTCGTTGTGAACGACATCGAAGAAGCGATCGAAGCGCTGGTCCGCTGGTGGGAACGCACGACCCGCCCGCATCTTGCTCCAGTGAGATGCGTCGACGTCGATCTGCCCATAGACCTGCTTGTCCTCGAGCCCAGAGAAGTCGATCGCGAAATTCCAGGCTGCCAGGAACGTCGGACGGCGCTTGATCGACTGAATCAGCTCGGGCGTGATCTCCTCGACGTGCGGCTGGGCCGACGGTAGGAGTTCAAGCTGGTTCCCTCGGGTGGAAGTCATTTGTACGTCGTTCTTCAGTGCAAAAAAATTTCAGGGCCGCCAAGATGTTGAAAAATGAGAAATCAAGCAGCAGCGCCGGGCCGGAACACATCAGGACGCAGGTCCCTTCTCGTGACCTTCCGTTCGGTGACGGCCTCAATGGCAGGCCAGTACTCAGGGTCGAGCAAGATGCCGGCGCGAACCCAGTACGAAACCGTCTGCTGCTTGAGAGTCGGCCGCTTCATGACCTCGGCAAGCCGCTTGGCAAACTTGGCCTGGCTGCCCCCGGCAGTCCGGATGGCACGCCGGAGCGCGACAACGTGAGGTTTCTCCATACCCACCCGTTATACACAAACGGGTTTGTGCGCGTCAACGAACCCGTTTGTGTGACACCGCATGGACCGGCTTGTAGCGTCATCCCCATGGGAGTTACTCAGCGAAAAACAGCGCCTCAGGCCAAACCATCCAGTCAGCGGGTGGCGATTCCTGGCCCTGACGGCAAGACACTGGGCCAGCGTGTGGCGGAGGCAATGGCCTATGAAACCGGCCGTCGCGGCGTCTCCTACGAGCAAAAAGACCTCGTAGATGATGTCAACCGCCTCGTTGCCATGGAGGGTGACGGGGGACAATTCCTGTCCCAGCAACAGGCCAGCGCCATCATGCGCAACAAGGTCAGCCGCTCGACCTTCACCCCTTACATCGCTAAAGCCTGCCATGTGGACGGCGTCTGGCTAGCCCGCGGCGCGGGTTCGATGATCCCCAAGGTCTGAAATCTAGCCCGAAACGCATTTGTCCGCTGTGTCGTGACCCACTACACAAACGGGTTTGTTGACAACACAAACGCGTTTGTGCATGCTACTCCCACGCTCCAGCACCGGAGCGGACACGGGAGGCGGGCATGGTCGAGCAGAACAACAGCCAGACGCGCAGTCAGAGCAACACCGAACCTGCGTTCCTGCAGGTAATCCGCGAGTGCATCAAGCAGGACCCGGAATGCACGTTCCCCGGAGCGACGCTCGATCGGGTGCTTCAGGAGCGCTTCCCGCTCGGCAAGGGCGGCGTCAGTCACGCGCACCGCAAGCTGCACGCTGAGATTCGGCAGGACATCGCAGCGTATTACGACCACGCAGAGCGCGCCGGCCGTGAGGCACGAAGCGAATCCCGATACTCGGAGTTCGCGCCGTGACGCTCCGCACTCAAGAAATCAGATTAGCCGGTGGGAACTTCGACAAGGATCTCGAGCGACTCAACGAGATTCGCAACCGCGAACGTACTGCCGCTGATTGCGACTTCCTCATCAGCTTCATCGATTGCCTGTGGCAGGCCTATTCCACGGAGGGAAGGAAGCTCGATGAGTGCATGCACCGGCAGATGCAATGCCGCTGCTGTGGCGCCACTTTCAGCAGACAGGACGGCATCCAGTGACAACACCAATCAGCAATAAGGCGGAACCATGAGCCGCTGTTCGCATGGCGTGACGCGCTCGACGTTCTGCCCCCTGTGTCAGCGCGAGCAACGACAGGCAACTGTACGGCCGCGCCCGCGCGCGGCTCGCGCTCCTCGCCGGCTACAACAGTTTCTCGTCTTTGCCGAGGAACTATTCGATCGCGGCCCGCCCGTCGCAGCTTGCGCCATGGCCCACGAGGCCGAAGAAGCGATCGAGATCGTCTGCAAGCAAGCCGAGGCACGACATGGCGGACTGTATTCCGGCTACGAAGCAGGTGCCGTATGACGAACCCGCTCATTTCACGTTTGCGCGATCCAACGGTCATCGGCAACGAGGAGCTTCGAGAAGAAGCGGTGCTGGAAATCCAGTTGCTGCAGAACCGCGTGTCTCGCCTGCTGAACCGCGCGACCCGTCTAACGCCTTCCACAAACGAACACGGCGAATGCACCCACTGCGGCCGTTTGGTGACACGCACATGATTCAACCAGACGATCTGGACCGTCTCAGCGACCCGCCCATGACTCCTGTAACCCAGGAAATGTGGGATCGCGCCCAAGCCGCACTGCGTGCTGCGCTTCCCGTTATCGAGCAGCACACGCCGCCCCTGTCCACCGCCGGCACGATGGTGTCGCTACGCGATCAGGTGCGGGACGCGATCGTATGAACAAGGAGCCACTCGTGACAACGCACGGCGAGGGGTTCGCTTACTTCCGCTGGCACTGCGCGCAGTGGCCTGAGAGCGGCTGCAACGGCCATCGGTGGTGTTTTGAATGCACACACGATTGGCGCTTGAAGCAAGTCCGGGAAACTCCCGCGAAGGATGCGTCATGAGTCACCGAGATACGTACTCAATCGAGATCAATGCATGCGGCGGCTGCGGTCGCCATGTCGTGATGGTCTCGGACAATAACATCGGGGCGCGTCGCATCAACCGCCACAAGTGCAACGGCCAATGGAAGGTAATCGACAACATCTCGCTCACGGCGGATGAGTGGAAGAACTTGGCCGACCACATCGTCGAGAGCGTTCTGCCTTCGCTGTCGGATGAGGAGCGGACGTGAACGCCGTTCTCAAGATTGATCCGGTCGCGGTAATTCCGCCGAAGTACGACAACACGCGCACGGCGAGCTTCGGTCAGTGGTCTCGCGATAACGCCGTAGCGCTGACGGACTACTACCTCGCGCTAGGTCGTTCACTGCCAGACGAAGACGACAACAACCTGAGCGGGCTGGCCAAAGCCCAACGTTTCATCTGCTTTCAGAAGGTCCAGTGGGACCGTGCACGAGGGGTTTTCGTATGAAGTTCGTCAACCCGTTCAGCGTCGACTTCTGGATCGACTACGAGCCGACCGAGGCCGAGCTCGGCTTCCCGAAGCGTGGCCCTGAGGCCGTGAAGCAGGCGCGCTACTCGGCGATCGCAGTCGAGCAGGACCGCGACCTGTACTCCGACCTCATGCGCCAGCGCCGTGAGAAGCAGGAGGAGCTAGCGAAGATCGACGCGCAGCTCGAGGAGCTGGATGCGCTGCGGATACTGGAGACAGCGACGTGAACACCGATGACGCGCTGATGACGATGGCGGCCGACAAGATGGCCGAGATGCGCGAGCAGGGAATCCGCCTGCGCTCGGCGCTCGGCTCGATCTACGAGCACTCGACTCGCCTGACGGGCCGTGAAGCGGTCCAGGCGCTGCTCGACAGCGGAGCGCTGAAGCAGGAGGACTTGAAGCCGTGAAGACTGACGAACAGCGCCTCTGCGCCATTTGCGGCGAGCATGCAAACGAGCATCCGGTCTCGCATCACGAATTCACTACGGAGAAGCCCATTGCAGAGATCTCAGCAGCCGCGATCAAATCAGATGGATCGTGGATCAGATTCGGCCGCGAGTTCTACCACGGCTGCTGTGATTGTGGTCTTAGCCATCTTGTCGAGATCCGCCGCGCTGGCGATCAGCACGAAGTGCGCTTTAAGGCCAAAGACGATCTCACTATGGAAACGCGCATGTCGGAGCGACATCCACTCTGGGAGATGGTGACGGCAATGGAGAAGCGGCTGTCAGAATTGGAACCTGACACGCCGCTATCCGCCGAAGGCGAGCAGATGGTGGAACGCGCCTTCGCCCGATTTCAGGCACGCCTAAAGGCAATTCGGGAGCGCCGCCATGGCTGATCAAAGAATAACTACCCACATGCGCGCTTGCGCCATTGCGACGCGTATTCGCGACGACATCTGCGACCGCTCTGGGCTGCAGAACGAGTGGGAAAACATCGACGAAGAGACGCAGCAGGACATCATCGATACGTGGGTAGAAATCGCCACGCAGGAGATTGCGCGTGGCTCCTGCGTCGTGCCGGGCTGCCCCGGAAATCACGAGAGCAAACATATGGTTTGTGAGGCGCTCTCCAATGAAGAGAAAAGCCCGTACTACGAGATCACGCCATCGAGTGACGGATGCTGCACCTGTGGCGCTGGTCAGTACTGGACGATCTGCTACCAGAACCCAGACGGTAGCTACACCGAAATCGGAACCTCATGGCAGGGCACCGAAGGCAAGGAAACCGCAGAGGACATCTGCGACCTCATGAACATGGCCTACGACGCCGGCCAGGAGTCCGTCCAGAAGAATGCGGCCATTGCCGCCCACCAGAAATGGCTGACAGAGCGAGCCGAATGGCTCAAGAAGGAACGGCTCAACGGCGGCAACTGGGAATACCTGAAAAATAAGGAAGAAGAAACGCGCTACTGCCTCGAAAAGTTTGAGGCGCAGACCGCACTGAAGGACATCAAGTGAATACGAACACCTGCGAGCGGCAGCGCGTGACTACTGCCGAAGTTCCGAAGAGGAGTGAAGGCCATGCAGATGTAGCCGCTAGAACCGGCCGCCGGCCCAGCCGGACGGTTGTACTTTGCGGGCTGGCGGTGGCTCTTGCCGCCAGCCTGATTGCCTGCACGGATGCAGATCAAGCGAAGCGCGCTGTCGAGGCGCAGGGGTTGAAGGACGTGAAGATCACTGGCTATCGCTGGTTCGGCTGCGGTGACAGCAAGAATAGCTCCGACACGTACCACACCGGCTTCGAAGCGACGGGCCTCAATGGTCAGCATGTGAGCGGCGTGGTGTGTTCCGGCATCCTGAAAGGCGCGACGGTGCGTTATGACTGATGCTCCGAAATCCTCAAACCTCCGGAGCCCTCGGGAGCTTCTCGCGCTGATTCTGAAGCAGCACGACACCAACCTGATGAGCTATATCTCCTCAGCCGTGATCGGCGAGGTGCGTGCCTCCTTGGCCAGCAATACTCCCGAGACA